GTATAGCTGCTGGGCTAGATGGTATATTGCCTGATGTAAAGACTACATTACCACCACCTGTAGTAGTGTAGCTTGTTATATTATAGTGTGTGCCAGATGATTTTACGACACCATCAACTTCTACTTTTACGTCAGACTCTTGTATTGAAGGGAAAGAAAACGACTTAGTCGCATTTCCATCCCCAGTATAATCTATGAATGTTGTTGCCATTTATTTGTATATGTTGAGGATGTTTGTTGTATCTCTAAGTTTTAGAACTTTGTCAAGTTTTGCATCTCTTTGTTCTTTGATTAAAGCTGCAATTTCTGGGTCAGCCATAATACTTGCCCATGCTTTCTTTCTAGCTGCTTGAAAGAGTTGATCTATCTTACCATTATGCCAGTAGTTTCTTGCATCATACTGTGCACGTTTACCATCACGTATATCTTTGTACATCTGTTTCATAGACAGTTGTGCTCTTTTATTTTGTGATAGCTTGTCAAGTTGACGTTCTAGGTTTTGATCTCCTAGTGCTTTCATAAAACGTGATCTAATCGAAGGATGGTCAGTTAGGTTAGTACCATCTGGTGCATAGTATGTAGATAAACGTAAGTCGTAGCCACTCTCAAACAAAAACTGTCTACCGGGTGTTACAGCTAGATTTAGCGGTACAGGACTGATTGCATTATATAATCTAGTATAAAAATCGTAAGGCTTGATTGGTTGCCCATTTAGCATATCATACTTTATAGGTAAATCTTCACCGGGTAAATACTCAAATATTAAGTTACGATTACGTATAGACTGGTCAATACCAGATCCAAGCTCACGCATATGAGGTGTAAATAATTTACTCATTTCATTACGTAAACCAGCCAAAGGTATTTGGTTGTTCATTATATTAGCTACAATTCTTTCGGCTTGGCCGGGTCTACCAGCAAACAAGTCAGTAAAAGATTGTAGTCCAGCTAAATATGACTTACTAGATACAGCTTGTGCTATAACTAATGATATTTTCTGTAGCTCTCTTTCTGTCCACTCTTCACCCATAAGTTCACTTGCGTCACCTACGTCAGCGATTGTAGACATTATAAGGTTAAAAGGTTCTATAGAATCATAGCCTACACGTATGCCAGCTAGTTCTATACTTCTTGGTATGTAACCAGCATCTATCCAACCTTGACGTTTTTGCCTGTCAGCAGGGCCATTACCTGTGAGCTTACCGTTCATCCATGCTTGTATAGCTAGGAATACTACAGCAGAGCCTATTGCCAATCGGCCTGTTTGTAATGCCTTTGCATTTGACAACTCTTCTGCACTGTATATACCGTATCTAGCTACCTTGTCCAAGTTGTCCGGTGTAGCAAATGCTATATCATTAAACTCTTTTACAAGAAAGTTAAAACCGGGTGTATGCTTACCTGTTAGTTCTAGACCATTGACACCAGTTCTAGCAAATAGAAAGAATGGTCTAGCTAGAGGTGTAGCAGACATAATGTCGCTAAGACCTTTTGACAAACCTTGTAAAGGTAATGTTAGTGTAACTTCTTTACGTGCAAACTCAGCAGCTTCATTTACAATGTTGCCGTTTGAATCAAACACCTGACTAAAAAAATCATCTTGATAAGCTCTCATAAGCTCTGGTGTTATCTCAGGTAACTTGATACCATCACCTTGCATGTCTAAAACTCTACGCATAGCTAGCTCTCTCATCTTAGCACGGCCAAGTAAGAAACCAAACATATCGTCAGTTGCAGCCATTAGTTTAGTAGAGTATGTAAACAAGTTAGTATTATTTACACCACGTAGCATATTAGTAAAAGCAAATGCAGCACGATCACCGACTGATGCTCTACCACTTTCTTCAAAGTATTTACGTAGTAGTTCCCAGTTAGCATCACTCTTATATATTTCTATAAAACGTGTTCTAATTGTAGACATCTCACCAGTCCAGTAAGAGTTTAGTCTAGTAAAGAATAACTCAAATGCTTCCGGTAAAGCCTCATTCATAGCATTGATAGAAGCTAGTGCACCACGTATTGTAGCTGCATCACCGTTAAACGGATAACGCATAGTAGCGCCAATAAGCGTAGATAAAGGTCTAAGCATAGTTGCACTAGATGTACCCATAAGTGCTCGCATTGGTGTTTTAGGACTACTTAGAATACTGTGACTCATAGTTTCTTGCAAACTTCTTATAAGAGCACCTGTACGATTGGGTGCAGTAGGATCTAATCTACCACCGTATATTACAGTTCTAGCCCAGTGGTCAAAATCTTCAAGAGAGTTTACAGTCTTCATCATAGAAAACGCTTCAAACAATGCGTTAAGTAACTCATCATCAGGATCATCTTTTGCTATCTTTAGTATAGACATAATAGATTCTTTAGCATCTGCCATCTCTTTTTTAACAGCAGTATCTATAGCTTCTTTTCTAACTCCAGCAGCTAATCCTCTAAACTCGTCAGATAGTACAAGCCTAGTTCTTTTTGTCTGTTCTAAAGCAACAAGCATTGTATCTACAATCTGTTTAGCTGGCCCATCTATGTCATCTACAGACACAAAGTTCATAATTTCTCTGCCAGCTATACCTGTATCTCTAAGTTGTTTTAGTAATGAACCAATAACAAGGTCAGCAGCAACTACGTTACGTGCTGTCCAAATTTCTATACCATCTATAACGTTGTTTTCTCTAAACAAAAAGTCAAGATATTCACGTGCTGTCATTTCAGCAGCTTCTCTACCCTGTGTTATTTGTTGTACTGCGTTAACAGCATATCTATATTTATCTGCTAAAGATTCTCTACTACCTTTTACAGCATCTAGTTCAGCTTTAAACTTGTCACTTGTAAATAATCCACGTAAAGTACTTTCAACAACTTCGTCAGATGTACCAGCTTCTAGAGCTATACGCTCACGTTCAGCAGGCGTAGTAACTGACCCCGTAGAGCCGTCTTCTGCGCCCCATTCTGTACGTGTTCTTTCTAGCTGTACACGTGCATCTTCTGGGTCTACTTGTGATATGTGAGCACCTTGATGTCTGTCAGCTATAGGTGCATTTTTATTTGCACGAAACTCTTGCTCGCCTTTACGTAACTCTGCTAGTCCAGCTTCTATAGTCTGATCTTCTATGTTTTGATTACGTGCCCGTATCTTTGCTTGTACATTTTTAGCACCTTTACCGATTAGCATAAATGCACCATCAGCTACAAGTCCTATACCCATACCTTCTACGATGTTTTTAAACTTCATCATAACAGGATGGTCTGTATCTTTAGTAGTTAACGGTGTATCTGCCCAACCATAGTGTTTAGTTAGAGCACCTAGAGCATTATGTCCATCTGATTCTTTAGATACAAGGTCAGATAAAGCACCAATACCGGCTGCTCTACGTAAACTACCAGCTGTTAACAAAGCTCTTGCACCACCAGCAAGCATTGGTATACCTGTTGCGGCTATACCTTTAGCTGCTAAAACTGTACCTAGAGCCATACCTGCAAAGTGTACTGTACCACGTGCTAGTTTACCCCACCATGTTTTAGTAATAATAGGATCTTCGTAGCTATTGAATGGCTGCCAGTCAGGTTCATAGTAACCTTTTTCTTGTCTTTGTCTTTGCATCTCACCAGAGAGTGCATCTACTGTACGCTCTGGAAATGTGGTAACAGAAGATATAGTATCTTGTGCACCACCGGTTATGATAGATTGTCCTTCTTTAGCAAAAGCTCTTAGACCCCACTTTTCAGCGTTTCTAGGGTCATCTTGTTCTGCAAGTGCCTTTTGCTCTGTCTGATAATCTTCTTCCTTAGCTTCAGCCGTAGCCTGTTGTCTCTTCAGCTCTTGACCAAATTCATTGATGAGCTGTGCAGACTGTTCGACCGCTAAGGGGTCGAGTTCATAGTCTTGATTTTCTGCCATGATTTATTTTAGTTTGTCATCCACAACTGCCTTAGCAACTGCTGGAAGTAAATTATTTAACTGGTTCATCGGTGGTATAAAACCAGCTATTTCGACGAATTGTTTAAGATCTGATGGTGGTATATTAGGCCCTCTTCTAAATGTAGGATTACCGTTTAGTACCTTACCGTTTGCAATCTTAAATCTAAGTCTACCTAGTATCAATGCAGCCTGTGTCTGTTCGTCAAACTTTTGAGATAGATCAAACGGCATAGTCTGCATTTGCATAGTTTCTAGTATACCTTGACCTTTAAAATCATACATACCAAAGTTATCATAACCTCTGTTATAGAGTGCCATAACTTCTCCTAGAGTATGTTCTTTCAAAGGCTTAGATAGTTTTACATACTTACCGTTTTTCTGGACAGCATTGTACCCACCATTCTTTCGAGTCTTAGGATTGATAAGTCTTTCTAAGATAAAGTTCATGTTTGGCCCTGTAAAGGCTGCTCTATATACTCTAGATGATGTAGGTAAGTGTGTAAGTAGCTCAGAATCTTCTACATCTTCATACTCAGACTTAGCCTTTGACGACAATCTGCCTGTAGCTTCTAGCCTCATTCTTGCTAGATCATGTGGATCTAAGTTTTTATACTGTCTTGATGCTAGTGTATAGTATTCTGGTAAACTACCTAATTTAAAATCAGACTTAAAATATTCTTCTGCCTGATCTAGAAATGGTTTTTCTCCAGCTATAGGAACATTACTACTTATAATACCGGGCTCTACAATAGACGCAGTTCTAAATGTGTTGATAGCTCTACCAGCTGCGTTAGCGGGAGAGTACTCTGGCAACTCATCAAAATCGTTGTCCTTCATTTTTCCTAGAACAAAGTCTTCTGCACCACGTTGGGCAACAGCATCTGATGCGTTGTTACCTTTTAGTTCTGCAAACTTTTGTTGAAATGCTTTGTATGCTTGCCTTTCTATTGCAACAAATTTAGGTGTAGTAGCTTTACTTAAGTCACCTTCAAAAGTATATTTAGCAATATTAGATTTAATAAATTTTTCAGACTGCTTTTTGATCTCTTCTGGTACAGCTGTTATAGTTGCTCTATTTACAGCTTCGAGTGCTCTTGCCTTGAGTGCTGGGTTTACTATTGTAGATACATCCTCACCAGTAACTATACCGCCCTGACTAGCTATATATTCTAGTCTTTCTACTTTTGCAAGCTCATCTTCAAAACCTACAGTGTAAAGAGTTTTTAATTCTTCTGGGTAATTAGTATTGTTAAAGTTTGTTCTCCAAGCTTTAGTTACATTTTTTATATAGTTCTCGTCTTTTTCTCCTTCATAGTTTGTTATATACTCAAAGACAAACTTTTTCTTTTCTGCTTCGATTCTTTCTTGTACAGCTTCAGCTTCGCCAGATTCAAACTTAGCTACAGCAGATCTTAGCTTTCTTGCATTGATAGGATCTAGCTTTTCAAATGTAGTAAAGCTGCCATCTTTAGCCTTAAATGGTGTTGTAAGTATAGAGTCAACCTGATCTGGTAATACATAACCTCCCAGTATGCCAACTTCCATATTGTCTGTCCACTCATTCTTTGCTAGCTTCATACCAGCTCCGGGTGTAAGCTGATTATAGTATGCAGCTTTTTTTTGTATGTAACCTGTTTGCCCAAAAGCACCACTTATTGCTGTTGCTGCATTATTTGCTGACTCCCATATTTCTAGCTGCTCTGTTGTTTTTAGTGACGCATCAAATGCAGATCGTTGGTTCTGTTCCCATCTTTGCCTTTCGACATTTTGATGTGCAATAATTTTAGGTAGTAAATGTTTTTTTAAAACCCTTTCACTGATTGTAGGATTGGCGTTTATAGCAGCTCCTATAATCATAGAAGCGTTTATATCTAAAAACTGATTTAGTTGAGCTGGATCTAGTATTTCGTTGAAACCTAACGGGCCATCGGCACTAGGTATTTTAATCGAACCTATACCCATACTAAAATATCCGGGTACATTATTAGCTAATCTGTTTGCAATCACTCTATCTTTAGCACCAGCTTGTGTATTAGCAGCTGTTAAAGTCATACGTTGAACGTACCCCGGAGCTCCTTCTACTGCTAAACTACCAGCCTCACCATATAAACCTACATTTAGTATGCCATCTTCTTCTTCAAGACCACCATCATCTATTATTGATTGGCCAGTCGATTTAAGACGTTGCCAGTAATCGTTGTCGTCTTGTATATCTTGAAGTTTCTCTATACCTTTCATAGCAGTAGGAACAAACTCTATGATATTACCAAGAGTCTTCATGTCCCTACTATGTTGAGCATTAAAGTCGTTGATTCTCTGCTGTATAAAGTCAGAATGATCTTTCTCTAACTCTTTGGCTTGCTTTCCTACATTATCAACTTGACTGCCTTCTGTGTCAGCGTACGCCATCTTGTCGTCAACCTGTGGGGTCATGCCCGATTGACGACCGACAGTTTCAAAATAAGAACTACTCATACTTTACCTCCTACCCTGCAATAAGTGCAGAACCTATAGATATACCAGCATTGATAAATGTGCTTAGGTAATCTGTTGGTGGCATTAGAACTGGAGCACCAAACTCTGGTCTGTTGCCTAACTTCTGTCTA